AACACTTCCAGATTTATTTCAAGATATATCACAACAAGAAATAACAGATGATATTATTAATCAATTCGCAATAACATATAAATCATCAATCGAAAATAGATTTTATGACAGATTAAAAAATATGCGTCATTAAACATGGCTTGTATCAATATTGATGTATTTATAACAATAAATAAATAAAGATGATAAATAAAATAACAGAAATTAAAGATTGGTTATATTCCTTAAGGAATATAACAGAAACTGCAAATAGTTTTTGGGTTACTCCAAATGTGTATAAGCCTTCAAAATGGTCAGAAATGGACATTGAATATGAATATAAAATTACATTAGATAATCAGAAATATAGATTGGTAATTAGTAAGAATGATATTTTCATTCCAGAATTAAGCATTTTACCAATTAGTAAGAGTTATGCGTTATCATCGTACAATCATATAAATCTCCAATCCTTATTGGATTCAGATCATAAAATTTGGGAGTTATTAAATTTGAATGTAGGGGGTGAAAACTTCCTAAAAATATTATCACAAAATAATGTTCGTCCAAAAAACAAACCTGTTTGGGTTAAACGAAATTTAAAAAAAAATGAAAGATTAAAACAATGGGAATCTTTCATTGATAATTTAGAATTAACAAATGAAGAGTTAAAATCCTTTGTTGAAAAATTTCAAGAACAATTTGCAAATGAGTTCAATTCGTTTTTATCAAACGAAGTTGATAACTGGGAGGTTATCAAATATTGGACTGTGCAAATTTCCAATAAAAATTCAAAAGCAAATTTTCTTTTATCAGATTTGCAAACTTTGATTGAAAGAATACAAGATAAAAATAAAGACAAATATAAACTTTCAATTAAAGATTACCATACTGGGACAAAAACTCAGTCTAATTTAAGATACGGATTAAAATTTAAAAATATAGAAGAATTTAATACCAAATTAAAAGAAGCAAATGCATTAACAAAGCATTTTGAAATCTTTTGTTCTTTATTAAATCTAGATAAAAAACAATTGTTATTGAATAGAAACAATTGTGTATTTAAACTTGTTGTTTCTGAAGGTAAGGAATTTAAATCATACAACAGAAAATTCTTTGAATTTATAAATCCGCACTACTGTAAGTCTAATAAAGAGTACATCTACTCGTTATTAAACGAAATGGATAAAAATTCTTTATTTTTAGAACAAAAAGATTATATTCAAAAACAAATATTGAAAAAATCATTATAAACGATTTTAAGCGAATTTATTGTAAAAACAATACTTTATATTGATTATACTTTAAAGTCGCTTAAATAACATTAAAACAATGAAAAACAACATAAATTTAATTGTTCCGTCCTCAAAATTTGTTTGGAGAAAGCAAAGAATCTTTGAGATTGTTTGACAATTGGATAAAAGAAAATTTATTGTAAGATGAAAATAGAAAAACCAGATTTTAATTTTTTTGTACCAGTTGATAGTGACGAACTTGAAAAAGCTAGTAAGCTTACAGGCGAAGCAAGATATAAAAACATGATTGTTGAAGGTATTGCTTCAGATTCAAGCAAAGATACGGACGATGAAATGTTAGAACCAGATGGTTTTGATTTATCAAGATTCACTAAATATGGATTCATAAACTATGACCACCGTGCAAAAGACGATTCCAAGTTTATTATTGGAGAGCCAATTGAGGCAAAAATCACAAATAATAAGTTATATGTGAAAGGTAAATTATACTCTGATAAGGAGGTTGCAAGAAATCTTTGGGATACAATGATAAGCTTAAAAAAATCGGGCAGTACAAGAAAAATAGGTTGGAGCATTGAAGGTAAAACAATTGAAAGAGACAAATACAACCCTAAAAGAGTTACTAAAGCCTTGATTACCAATGTGGCAATGACACCACACCCAAAAAATTCTAATTCCTATGCTGACATTGTAAAAGGATTACAAAAGAATGATTTTATAAAATACAACGAAATAGACCCAAATGAAGAGGTTAATGAAGAGGCTAATGGAGGCAAAGTTGAATATCTAATAGATATTACCGATGCTGATTCTGGCATTCGTTATACAGTCGGAAAAGACCTTAAAATCAAAGTTGAAAAAGCAATGTCAACAAGTAATTCATCAGCTTTAGTAAAAGAGAGCTTAGAAGGCAAAAAGAAATCTTTATTGAAAGTAGCACAAGAATTTCAAAAAGGAGAAATTAATAAGGATTCATTTGAAAAGGCGAATAAAAATTATAAAAATATAATAAAAAAATTTTTATAATTCAAAAAACTTTTTTATTTTTATAAAAATTAATTAAACAATCGGTTTGAAACAAAAAATGAGACAAAATGATAGATTTTAAAAACCTATCTCCAAAAGAGGATGAATTAGTGAAGTCATTGAGAGATTTAGGTTTCTCTGACGAAGAAGTTTCTGAATCTTTAAAGTTGAAAACCGATGATAAAATTGAAAAATCAATTGGTTATAAACTTTCTGAAGCAAAAGCTGAGGTAGAGAGATTAGAAAAGCTTCAAGAAAAACCAAAAGAAACATCAGTTGATGTTGAAGGTTTAAAAAAGAGCCTTAGTGACGACTTAAAAAAAGATTTTAGTGATGATTTAAAGAAATCCGAAAACACTTTACTTGAAAAAGTGGAAGGTTTAACTGATTTAGTAAAATCACTAGCAGAAGAAATAAGTGGCACAACTGAAAAGATTGAAGAACTTAAAAAAGAAAATGAAGAATTAAAAAAATCATTTACTTCAAATGAAGATTTGATCAAATCAATTTCAAGCCATTCTCCAGGTTTAAGAAGTCTTGGCAATAACATGAATTTAGGTTATCAAGAAAGATTTGAAAAAAGCCAAAATTCAGATTTACAGCAAATCTCTGTTTCAAGGGACAAAGAAACCATCTCAAAATCACTTAGCGGTTTAATGGACAAAAAAGGAGATGCGTACATAAAAGAATACGGTCAGGATATTGCTAACTTTGAAATAAGCGGTAATCTGTCTGAGAAATTGCAGAAATCAATTGAAACTGATTTAAAAGTTAGTTTAGTTGGGTAAATAAACAGAATCGGAAAAAATTTTAAAAACACAAGATGCTTTACGAACAAAATTTAATAAGTGGGCAAGCAGGTGGACAAGGTTCTCTTTATGACCCAGCAAACATAGACGAGCTGTTAAAGGCGATGTCCGCTGGCCAAGTATCAGGTAGAGAACTTGATAACGTGCTTACTGGCGGTTCTGCTCTAAAATATGAGAGCTTAGAATCAACCCTAAAGGTGTTGACCTTTGAAAATAAACATTTCGAGCTTTACAATTCGTTAATAAAAAAACCAGCAAATTCAACGGTTGAAGAATACAATCAGTTGGTTGATTATGGACGAAGTGGTAAATACTCAATTTCTGAAGGTGAGCTACCAAACTCTGTAGATTCTAGTTACAGACGACAATCAGAATTAATCAAATATAAAGGTATTACAGGTCAAGTAACTGACGTTATCATGCAAACTTCAAATCAAATTGATGTTTACAGCCAAGAAATGCAAAACAAAATGACTTTACTTCTACAAAATGTGGAAAATGAGTTGATGTTTGGTAATTCAGAAGTAGACCCTTTACAATTTGATGGTTTAAATAGACTTCACGTTAAGAGATTAGGCGGAACAAATGAGGATTACTTCAATTCTGCTTTTACTCTGGATGTTAGAGGCTCTGTATTGTTAGACAACCACTACAATGAAGTAATTTCAAACGTTGTAAACCGAGGTTATGGTTTTGTTAGCGATATTTTTGCCCCACCAGAAGTTTTCACAAACTATGTTGATCAAAAATATGATCAAAGACGTATTATAACAGGTGCTGATGTTTCAACAGGTAAATTTGGACAAAGAGTTACTGAATTTGTTTCTCAATTTGGCTCAATTACTCCAAGACCAATAATCTTTGGAAGACGATCTGTTGAAAGACTTCTTTCAGGCGACACTACAGCAGCTCAAACTGCTAAATCTCCAGCTGCTATTACAGCAGACGGTTCAACCCCATTAGCTGCTGTTTCTGACACTACTAATAAATTTGGAGCAGCTTATGCAGGCGATTATTTTGTTGCTGTTGCTGCTGTAAATGGTTCAGGAGAAGGTCAACTTACAGCTCTTTCTGCTTCAGTTGTTGCTGTTGCTTCAACAGAATCAATTGATATGAAATTCTCAATTACTGATAATGCTTATCCAGCAACTGGATTTGTAATTTACCGCTCAGAAGTTGATCCAACAACTGCTTTAGCAGACACACCATTATACCCTGTGGCTTATATTTCAAAAGCTGAATTAACAGCTGGTTATGATGGAGCAGCTGCTGGTTTAGTTAGAGACAGAAACTACAACATTCCTAACACAGAACAAGCAATTTTGTTTGACGTTAAGAATCCAGATGTAGTAGCAATTAAAGAATTAGGTAAAATGAAAAAATTAGATTTGGCTATCACTAGTCCAACAAGACGTTTTTCCATTCTTTATTACCTTACTCAATTATTGTATCAGCCTAAGAAATTGGCTATCATCAATAACATTGGTAAAAAAACCGCATAATTTATAACTCAATAATCTAAAGGGGTAAAAGTCAAACGACCTTGCCCCTTTATTTTTATAAAAAATAATTGTATGAGTGTTGTTACAGTAAAAACAAATAAACAAACCCGGAGAGGGAAATCAGTAATTTTAGCAGGAGTTGAAGTTAAATTCGATGACCTACTTTTAGCAGATGTACCAGAACGCCACGTTGAAAAATTAGTAAACGCAGGACTTGAAATAGTTGGGGAAAAAGATTTAGCAAAATACGCTAAACTAAGAAAAGATTTTGAAGATTCAAAAACCAAAGAAGCTGCCTCCCAAGTAGATTTTTATGATGAAAATGCTAAGTTAAAATTGAAAGTTTCTGAATTAGAGATTGAAAACAAAGCATTAACTGAAAAGGCGTTGGCACTTGAAGAGGAACTTGACTTACTAAAGAGCGAAAGTGACGGAGTAAGCCTTGAAAGTCTTACGGTTGAAGAATTAAAGGAAACTTGTAAATATCAGAATTACCCTAAAAAAGAGTGGGCTAACTTAGAAGAAAAAGCTCTAAAAAAGTATTTAGCTGAAAAAATGAAATAAGATTATGCCAAGCATAAATTTCAAAATAAAAAACAATAGGAACAAAGGGTTGGTGATGAATGGAAAAGAATTGCTGACCCTTTATTTTTATGGAGTTGATATTATCAACAAACAAGGAACAGGGCTTGATGCCAATACATTAGAAACCTATGTTTCAAGAGCTCAACAAGAATTTGAAAAGCTTTTTAATTTGAAGCTATATAAACAAGTGATTGAAGAGCGTTCTGACTACATAAGACAAGAATTTAGCGGTGGTGGTTTTATCAAAACAAAATATCCTGTAACCTATGCTTTTAAATTAGAAGGATATTTAGGGGATCAAAAACAATTAGCTTATCCTCAAGAATGGCTTACTTCAAATACAGTAAATGGACAAGGAGTAAACAGGCAATTAGTAGTTGTTCCAAATGCAAGCGCATCATCACAGACAGTTAGTGCGGCTGTTTTCGGGGGGGCAATTCTCCCACATATTGGGCTTGTAAATAATAAAGTGATAGCAAATTACTGGAGAGTGTCTTATGTTACAGGATATGATTGTGAGAGTGTACCAATGGACTTAACTGAAGCCATCGGGAAATTAGCCTCTATTAATGTTTTTAATATGCTGGGTGACATAATCTTAGGAGCAGGAATTGCAAGTCAATCTATAAGTTTGGACGGACTTTCTCAATCAATTGCGTCAACCGCATCAGCAACCTCAGCAGGATTTGGAGCAAGAATAATCACTTATCAAAAAGAAATTTCTGAATATATTAAAAACATGAAGACTTTATACAAAGGAATAACGATAACTGCAATATAAGATATGATTTCTTCTCACAAAATACCAAATATTGAATCTGTAAAAACTGTAAAAGTTATACGGTCTAAAAAGAAAAGAGCAAAAGACCCTGTTAGGAATCCAAAAGTTCTTATCCCAATAGAAAAGCAATTTACAGATTCATATTTAAAAATGTTAAATAATTCTGTAAAAATGATTCAAGTTGAATTGTTAAAATAAAAACTATGATTCCAATAACAATAGATGCAAGCGAATTTGGAGAAACTTACGGAATCTCTACTTTTGAATTAGAGGCATTTCAGGATAATGTTATTTCTGAATTAGCCACTGAATTTGCTATGTATTGGGAACAAGAATCAAAGGTTTTAGGCTCAACTAGATCACAATATATAAAAGCAATATATACTGAAAAAGTTGGAGAAAAATCTTATGTAGTTGGGTTGAAAGGTTGGCTACCAAATGCGGTTGAAAACGGAGTTTCAGGTTTTGACCAAAAAGAGTTTTTTGAAAAATCAAGTAAAGCTAAAAAAACAGAAAGTGGAGGTTGGTATTTAACTATTCCGTTTAGAACGGCAACACCAGGAGCTTTAGGCGAAAGTTCTGTTTTTACAGGAAAGATGCCTTCAGAGGTTTATGTAGAAGCTAGGAAATTAAAAGGCAAAGAATCTCTAAATGTAAAAAACTTGCCTGCTGAATTCCAAAGAAAAGATATTCGGGAGAAAGTAATCACAAAAAGCAAAACTTGGGAAGCCTACCAACACAAACATAGTAAATTTGAAGGGATTGTAAGAAAACAAGATGGGCAAGGGCGTGGAACTTATGGTACTTTTAGAAGAGTTTCAAGTAATTCTGATGCCGATAGTTGGATTCACTCTGGAATAAAAGCCAGAAACCTAGCAGAAAAAGCAATAGATAAAATGGATGTTGCTTCAAAAATAGATTTAATCGCTGAAAAATATTTAAAACAATTATGATACTTATTCCAGAAGTTAAATTAAAAGCGTTTTTAAGCACGATATTAGACAAGATTTCAGCTGACTATACAATTGTAGTGAACAAGCAAGATTCTTTCTTATATAAGGTATTTGGCACTCTAGTGTCGGGTAATTTTAACTTCTTTAATGAATCAGTTGGCATATTTTGTAAAAACAATGGAAATCCAAAGAAATTAGAGACAAGATTAATGTTTGACAAGGAAAGGGCTTCTTTACCGACAATACACGTAATTTTGCCCTCTGAACAACCACATTCAGATGGGATTGGATATGACGAAGATTTCAATGAACCTGAACTAAATATTGATGGAATAACAGCAACCCACTTCTACAATAGAGGGTTTAAATCAAAATTTGATATTGTAGTAACAGGAGTTAGTTCTTTTGAAGTTTCTTTAATTTATCAAGTTCTAAAAATAGCATTAATAGCAAACCTTGAAAGTTTAGAATACAACGGATATAGAAATCCTGTAATTTCAGGGGGAGATGTGAGAATTTCAGACCAACTGACTCCAAATGGATATATGAGGGTTTTGAATTTAGAATGCTTCTATGATTTAAAAATACCAAAATTTGAAAATATTAATTTAATATCAACCGTAACATTTAACTCAACAGCTTATGGCAACGACTAACAAAGAAACAGAAGAAAAATACACAGTGAGACAATACTGTTATTTAAAGGGGTTTAAAAAAGAAAACTCAATTATATCTTTAGAAAGAAACAACAAGGAAAAGTTGACGGCTAAAGAATGGCAATCAAAATTAAAAAATAAAGGTTTTAATTTTTAAATTAAAGAAACTTTTATTATTTTTATAAAAATTAATTAAGAAAAAGAAGAAATTATGGCTACAGAAGTAAATTTTAACGGTAATAATATAGTTTTGCCTGGGGTTTATTCTGCCATTAAATCAGGCATTAAGAATCCTCCATTAGAACTTCCATTTGGAAATGTATTATTGATTGACACTGGAACAGGTGCAAACTACGGAGGAGGGGCTGGTATAAATGGGGAGAATGCTCAAGGAAAAGAATCAATTTACCCAATTAACAATATTAGAGATTATCAGGCTACAATGAAAGGCGGTGCACTTTATGCACTTGGTAAACCACTATTCCAACCTGTAAATTCAGTTGGTGTTAATGGAGCAAGCCTTGTTTACATTGTTAAAGCTGCAACCACTGTATCAGCCTCAATGGTTTTTACTCCAACAGGCGGAACAGGAAATGGTGGGAATCTAACTCTAAAAACTAGAGATGAAGGTTTAATTGGAAATGGAATATTGACTTCAGGAGAATTGAGTACTGGTTATGCTTTTAAATTAAGTGCTGGTGTAATTGATACAGCTAAATATATTTTGAAAATTTATTTAGGAACTTTTACAGGCAACTCTTCAGATGGTTATCCTTGGAATGAAATATTAGAGGCCAATTCAATACCAAAAAAAGTTATTGAATCTCCTGAATTTACTGATATGGCTGAATTAATCGCTTGGGCTCAAGATGATTATGTAATTGCCGAATATTTTGTTGTTTCAGTTGCCACAGTATCTGGAACAGGTGTAATAGATTCCGCTGATTTAACTACTTATGCAGTATACACGCTTGCTAGTGGTGGAACAGAGACTTATGGAGCTGCTGATTTTACAGATGTTTTAGAAGCAATCTCTGACTTGAGATACACTTTTATCCTATCCGATAAATTTGGAGCAAATGCAGAAGATTCAACTAATGATGATTTACTTACCCATGTTATTGCAGAAACAACTCAATTTGAAAAGATGGTGTTTATAGGTGGGGGGATAGATAAATCAAAATACATCAGCGAAACAATTTCAGCAGCAGAACATTTTGATTCTGACAGAGTAATAGTAGTTCATTCAGGTGTTAAAATTTCAAGCACCATTTCACCTTCTAAAGCAAGAAGTTGGAACTCACTTTATACGGCTGCTTTAGTTTTAGGTAGAATAGCAGGTTTAGAGCCCCAAGTCCCTGGAACTTTTAAAACATTACCTTTAATTGCAACCACTCACCAATTAACTTTTAATGAAAAGAAAGTTGGTTTACAGGCGGGAGTTTTACTTATTCATTTAGATTCACAATTACTCACACCTGCATTTTGTATTCTACAAGCAGTAAACACCCTTCAAAATAATCGAAATATGATTAATGAAGATGGAACGACTTGTGAAATTTCGATAAGAAGAATTTCTTCTCAAATAAATCAGGATTTAGTTGTAAATGGCAGAAAGGATTTGTTTGGACAAGAAACAGGCGCAAATTTATTTACCCTAGCAGACAGAACAATTATTGACTGGACAGCAGGTCAACTCTCAAGAAAAACGGTCGGCACAACCACAGACAATCTGATTTTAGAATTTAGAAATATAACAGTGGAAACCTTGCAAGATGCAAAATTTGTTTCTTATGAATTTAAACCAAATTCTCCTGTTAATAAATTCTTCATCACAGGTTTTATGGTAAATTAAGATAAAACATGGCAAACAAGACAGTAACTGGACCAATAGCTATTATCAAAGTAAATGGTAAAGCAGTTGGCAAAATAAAGAATATAAGGGCTTCTGAATCATATTCAAGAGCAGAGGTAAGAGGTATTGGTGAATTACAAATTCAAGAAATGCCGATATTGTCTCACGCTGGAACATTCTCAATAGATGCTTTTTTAATAGATTTGAAAACAAGCGGGATACCTTCTTTGATAAACAGAGACGTAGAAAGCATGGAACAATTCTTAAATTCGCTTTTATTAGCAGATGAAAATGGAATTGATATTTATATCTACAAAAAAGTTCCAAAAACAATTGATTCAGCAACTAACTTAGTAACAGCCGTTGATGAAAAACCAATAGCAATATTAAGAAGATGCTTTTTAGACAATATGTCTTTTGATATTTCAGAAGGTCAAATAGCAGGACACTCACAATCAGGGAAATTCCTTGATCCAATAACTTACAATGGTATTTAATTATGACAGATTTAAGTAAAAATTTAACAGTAACAGTTCAAAAGGAAACTTTTGAACTTGACATAACTGACTTAACAGTTGACGGCTTTGTCCAAATAGAAAAAGAGAAGGCTAGAATGTCAAATGGCAACTACCCTTCTCTAATCACAAGTGAATTAGTTAATGCCTACAATGCTGGTGCCTTAATAGACATGATAGTTCTGTTTAGATTCTTTAATGATAGAATAGAAAAATCTTTGTCAAATAAATCATTCGACAAATTAACTTTATTTGAAAGCAAAGAGCTTTTGGATGTATATAAAAAACAATTGAGCCCTTGGTATTACGCATGGATGAAAGAGTTCAACTCTCCTTTTGGGGAAGATGCCGAGTAATATAAGAAACAATATTGTTGAATGGAATAATAAATTCCCTTTGGACAGGTGGTGGAGGCGGAAATACGAAATTCCATTTTTATCTAATCTTCATAGGGAATTTTCTTTTTATGCTCAATACTTTGAATACCATGAAGACAAATTATTTGAAGACATAAAAAAAGAAAAAGAAGAAATTCAACTAGATGGAAATCACTGGTGGAAAGGTTTGGATTCATCAAAAGAAGAAATAGATAACTGGTTTAAATCATGAGCTTTTTAAAAATAA